CTAATAGTGTTAGCTATAATGGTTCTTCCTTTGGTGTGATGCAAATCAATAAAGCTGCTCATCCCAACTTCTTTGCACAGAATGATTGGAAGAACCCCCAAGCTAACATTAACTACGGTGCTCAGTATTACAAGCAAATGCTTGATAGGTACGGTGATCCAGTAGCTGCTGCTATGGCATATAATGCTGGTCCTGGTAACTATGATGCTTATGTACGTGGTGAGATGCCTGATGGTCGTAAGAAGACTGAGATGGTTAACCACGGTAAGAAGTTCACTAAGGCTTTGTATAAGTACGGTGGTGCTAGTTCTGGAGTACTTAACAACCCTGCACTGATGCGTGATGGCTCTCAACTGCAATCTTCACGAATGATGATGATTCCTGAACGTGCTCTTCGTACATTCTCTCCTCAAGTATCTTCCATTACTTTTGATACCGGACAGCCTGGTATTGACGTTTTCTTTGAAGATAAAAAATTTCCAGCTGTATTGCCTGGTGTCGTAAAAGATATCAGCTTCCAAGGTGGGCAAGGAAAAGGTTATGGTAACTATGTTGTTATCGAATCTATTGATCCAGAAACTAATGAAAAAGTTGATATTCTCTATTCTCACTTAGCTTCTAAACCTAACCTTAACCCTGGTCAAACAGTAAGGCTTGGTCAAATCATCGGACAACAAGGTGGTACTGGTAGGGTTGTGAGTGCAGATGGAACTATCGCTTCTATCGACTTTCTACGTCCTGCTCCACAAGGAAGTAAAGATATGACGCCTTATAGGAATTACGACTCTCTTCGTCGTCGAATCGCTAGTCAACTACGATCTTAATTAATTAAACTATGGAATACGATCCTACAGAGATGTTCAGGGTTGATCCAGGTGAAATGGAACTCTCTCCTGAGTTTCAAGCACAGCTAGAACAAGAGCGGCAGTCTGAACAAGTCGCCGCTCAAGCTGCTGCAATGGCTGGAACAACTACCCCTACGGGGGGACAACCTGGACAAGCTCAACCCTCTCAACCTGCTACGGCAGGTGAGCAACAAACTCCTTTTGATCCAGGTTTTGACATTGGTGATGCTGCTAGACAAGTAGTAGAAGGTGGTCTTTCAGTACCAGCTGGTCTTGTTGATTTTGGTGTTGACCTTATCAATAAACTTCCTGGTGTTAATGTACCTAAACCACCTGAATTTCAAACTAAACACCTCCAAGCACTTCGAGAGATTGCATCCGTTGTAGCACCTACTATTATCCTTTCTAAACTTGGTATTAAAGGTGGTACTGCAGCACATTCACGTGTTGGCTGGTCTCTTGGTAATAATGCTTTTGTTAAAGCAGCTAGTGGTCTAGGTATTGAACTTGGTGCTGGTGTTGCAGTTGGGGCTGTTAGCAGTGAGTATGAAGAGGATAACCTTACAGGTTCATTAAAACAGAACTTTCCAGAGACTTGGGATTTCATTCCTGATTCACTAGCTACACTTAAAGATGATCCCCCGGACCTTAAGCGTAAGAAGAACATCTATGAAGACCTCGGTATGGGCGCCTTCACCAGTGTTGCTGAGGGTGTCGTTAAGTTCACTGGGGCTATGGTTGATGCAGCCAGATCTCTTCGTAAATCCAATCGTCTTGTTGGTGAAACCCCTCAAGCTAAAGCATGGCTTGAAGCTAATGCTCCTAAACCTTCTTCAATGGATCCTGAAGATGTTATCACTGCATCTGCTATCAAACAAGAGGAAGCGTTGGATGAGCTTGGTTACTACAACATGTCCGAGAACCCCAATATGGATGTACCACTTAAAGGTATCCATGATCTCTTTGACTACACCGAATTGGGTGTTCGTACTGTAGATGACTTTGGTGTTGTCGGTGCTGCTATTGACCAAGCACGAATTGCTAAGAACCTAGATACTGTCTACGGTCGTCTTGGTAACATGATCTCTGAACCTGCTCTTAAGTATGCACTGAAGAGTGGTGATAATGCTCAAGATATTGTTCTTGGTCTTGCTGATCAATTACAACAAGCTGGTCGTATTGGTATGGAAGGTGATGGTTGGAAAGTCACCTTTGATGATGTAATGGATGCTAACGAAGATCTAGCAATTCAATTGTTTGATCCTCGGATGAGTAAAGGAGAAGTACGTCAAGTTCTTGAACCCTTCATTATTCGTAGTGAAGATGGACGTGAAGTAATGGTTGAGGAAGGCTTCGCTATGGCTGCACGTGCATTGCGTGGCTTTGGTACTGAACTCACCAGTATGGATGTTGGTCGTGCTCAAGCATTACTTGCTGGTTCTCTGTCTGGACGTATCTCTGACCTTGCAGAAGGTGCACGTCTGATGGAAGGTACTTCCGCTGTTGAAGCTGCTCAAGAGAAAGTTATTGACTTGATGCAGTACGTTACTCAATTGTCTGGTTCTGCTAAATACTACAAGAACCGTAAGGCTAACCTGATTCAACTTGTTCAGAATGGTTTCCGTAACATTGAAGGTTACAACCTGGCTACTATTGAAGGGGCTGGTGATGTAGCACAAAGTATCTTTAAAGATTCTCAACGCTTTGCTGATACCCTAAGGCAGATCTCTTTCAATCAACCTCGTTTGATGGATGAGTTTTTGTTTGCTTATGAAATTACCGATGGTGATATTGATACCATTGTTAAGATGAATAAGTGGATCCATGGAATGACGCTTGACCTAGGTAAAGGTATCATTAACCTTAACCCAGATGTACAGAACAAGCTAATTGCTGGTGTATGGTCTAACATCTTCAATAACATGCTGTCTGCATTTAAGACACCTATTGAAGCTCTTGTAGGTAACTTTGGTGGTATCATCTCTCAACCTATCGCTCACTTTGCAGGTGCTGCAATGGCTGGGGATATTAAAGCTATGCAACGTGGTTGGATTGCTTATAGCTCCATCGGTGATACGTTGAAGAAAGCATTACCTTATGCTGGTGATGTCTTCATGCGTGCATCTAAGGAACCTAACTCTGTACGATCTGGTACACGTATTGACCTTCTTCTTTCACAAGAAAGGGAGCTTGAATTCCTTAAGATGTCTGCACAACGTCAGGCACAAGAGGGTAATTATGGTCTTCAATACGTGGTTAATCAAATAGAGATGCTGAATGATCTTGGTAAGGATCCAGTATTGCGGTTTGGTGTTAATGGCATGACTGCAACTGATGGTCTTACTGGAGCATTTAATGCAGCAGCTGAGGCACGTTTTCGTGCTATGGATGAACTTGTGTCAGCTGGTAAGGAAGTGACTAAAGAAAACGTCAAACCTATTGCTGATAAGTACTATGGTGAGATGTTTGGCGCTGATGGTCTACTTAAAGACGAAGCTGTTAAGTATGCTACTGATGAGATGGCACTTAACATTGATAGTAACCTTTCTAAAGGTATGTCAGCACTAGTCAATATGGTTCCTGGTCTCCGTCCATTTATGATGTTCCCTACCACTGGTATGAACCTCATTGAAATGAGTGGTAAGTATGGACCGTGGATGCCTTTCCAACGTGATGTTAATGAATTAGCCTACGTTAAACTACAAGATCTCTTTGCTGATGAAGCACGTGTCGATGAATTGCTTCGTGCACGTAACATTGATGTAGAGAACCTTGATACTATTGCTAAGCAAAACAAACTTGCTGATCTTAAGTACACCACAAGGGGACGTAAAGCTCTCGGTGCTGCAGCTGTAACAGGAGCTATTGGTCTTGTTTTAAATGATCGTATTACTGGTGATGGTATCTACGATAAAGAGATCCAACGTGCTCGGGAGAAGAACTCTAACTGGAAACCTCGTAGCATCAAAGGTGCTGATGGTAAGTGGTATTCCTACGAAGCAATGGGTCCGCTTGCTGATGCTATAGCACTTGTTGCTAACATCTCTGATAACTTTGATATGCTTGGTGAAGCGGCTGTTGAACGTCTCTTTGAGAAGACAGCTTTTATTATTGGTGCATCCATTACTGATCGTACCGCTCTTTCTACTATCAAACCATTGCTTGATATCGTTAGTGGTAACGAAGGTGCTTTGACTCGTTGGGCTGCTGGCTTTACTAATAGTCTTGGTCCCCTAGCAGGACAACGTGCTGAATGGTCTCGTATCTTTAGTGAAGGTCTCCGTGAAGTAGATAATGACTTTCTCTCGTTGCTTGGTAACCGTAATAGCTATCTAGATATGTCTAACCGTCACCCCTATATTTATAGCCCGGTGACTGGTGAGAAGGCTAATGGCTATGGTCTATTGCAACGTGTCTGGAATGCTTATAGTCCGATTAAAGTTCATGCTGAGCAATCTTCAGAGGAACGTTTCCTTCAAGAGATGGAGTTTGATATTAACACTACCTTCCGTACTAAAGATGGTGTCAAACTTAAAGCAGCTGAACGTTCTGAGTTGTTCCGTTTGATGGGTACACGTGGTTTTTTCAAAGAAGAAATTCGTAACATCATGAGTGATGCTGGTAACTGGGATAGCATTGCTAAACTACGTGAAGCACGTCTGCGTGGTTTGAAGTCTGATGAAGTATCAATTAAAAAATGGCATGATCTTTATGCAAGGCTTTCTGATGCACGACGTGCTGCAGAAGAACTAGCTTATGCTGAGATGAGTGCTGAAATGTTCGGTCAAATTGAAGCACGTCAAATTGAACGTGATATGATCGAAGAAGCTAATATTGCTGGTGAAACACTTAACCCTGCTCTTTCTATTCGTAAGTAACAATCATGTCTTGTGCTGACGTACAAACAATTCAAGCAGGTAATGGAGTAAAGACTCAGTTCTCTTTTGACTTCCCTTACCTTTTTAAATCAGAAGTTCAAGTTTCCTTTTGGAATGTCACAACTAAAGAATGGGACGTAATTGCACAAACTGATGCTACCTATCCTTGGCAGCTTACAGATGCTAACCCTACT